CCCGAGGTCTACTTGAACGGCTTCGGGTACATGCGCAATCAACCAATCTGCACCAGGGAAATCGTACCTCAGAGCTACGAGGGCGGGCTGGGCAGGGACAGCGTGGGCAGGCTGGCGCTGGCTCTTCTCGAGCCCATTGCTGGGTTCATCGCGGGCATCCCCGTTGTGGCTGACGGTCGCGTTGCCGTGGCCTTTGACGGCCCGCCACCGAACATCCACGCGTTCGACAATGGCTTCGATCAACAGGCATTTTCCTAAGGAGTTGTCATGACCCGGCGCACCATCGTTGACTTGCAGGCGTTCATCACTGCCGCTCTTCCGAACAACATCACGCAGGACATTTCTCCGGGTGACGTGCGAGAATGTTTCCGCGACATGGGGGAGTCCATAACTCCAGTGTTTGCGTCCATCGACGGTTCGCACGTGGGGCTGGCTATCCCGTTGACGACCACGCCCATAAAGCTGCCGGGGTCGTTCTTTACGAACGCAATTTCTGGGAATCCGGCATGGGCGCAAGGTCGAGCGAACCCCAACGGCGACATTTTGATTGGCACGTCCATCGGAAGATTGCTGGCATCGCTGGACGTGGTGTTCAACGCGCCGGCTGGGCAGAACATCGCGTTCACCATCGCCAGGAACGGTGTGTTGGCCCCTTCGCGCACCATCGTGACGGCGGAGGGCATTGGCAATCCGGTGGCGGGTGCGTTCACGTGGGCGTATCCGACTGTTGCGGTGAATGACGTGTTTGACGTCTGGGTTGGCATGGTGGCAGGGTCGACCACGATGAACCTCATGAACGCCGCTTTCCGTGGAATTCTGCAGCCGCAGTACAGCTAGCGCTAGGGATTGTCAAACACCGGCCGCGCTGCTACACTGGCGCGGCCGATGATTTTGTCGGACCCGTGCACCGGGCGCCCAGCTTAGGCAGCGTCCCCAGAGTGCGATGAAGGGCCACCGTGGTTCGGTAGTGCAATTCATCAACCTTTGGAGGAATCCATGACCAAGATCAATCGCGCCGTCTGGCTGGGGTTGCTTGCGTTGGGAACTCTGTTCGCAGTCCTGTGGGCGGTCAGCCCGCAGGTGGCGCACATGATCCTGGCGTATCTGCTCACTCCCGAAGCCGGCATTTCTCTGGCTGCTTTCCCGAACGTAACCGACATCGTCGCAACCACGATCGAGAAGCGCTCGAAGAAGATTCAAGACAACGTGACCAAGAACAACGGTCTGTTGACGTGGATCAAGGACAAGGGCAACGTTCGCGAGTTCAGCGGCGGTTCAGTCATCTTCGAGGAACTGTCGTTCGCCGAGAATGGCAACGCAGGGTGGTATTCGGGCTACGATCTGCTGCCGGTGGCGGCGCAGGACGTGCTGAGTGCCGCGCAGTACGACATCAAGCAAGCTGCCGTCCCCGTGACGATCAGCGGCTTGGACGAGCTGAAGAACGACGGCCCCGAGCAGATGATCGACCTGATGGACGGGCGGCTGGGCGTGGCAGAGTCCACGATGGCCAACCTGATCTCGGCCGGTCTGTACAGCGACGGGACTGCCGCTGGCGGCAAGCAACTCGTCGGCCTGGATCTCGCGGTCCCCACGGCGCCGAACACCGGCACCTACGGCGGCATCTCGCGTGACACGTGGGCTTTCTGGCGTTCCAAGGCGTCGACGGCGACCGGTCTGGCCGGGTCCACCGTGCAGGCTCCGCTGAACGCCATGTGGGCGCAACTCGTGCGCGGGCAGGATCGTCCCAACCTGCTGCTGATGGACAGCCTGTTCTGGCAGGCGTACCTCGCCAGCTTGCAGTCGATGCAGCGCTTCACGCAGGCCGAAACGGGCCGGCTGGGCTTCCCCACCCTGAAGTTCATGGATGCGGATGTCCTGCTGGACGGCGGTATCGGCGGCTTCGCCTCGGCACGTACCTGCTACATGCTGAACACGAAGTTCCTGTACTACCGGCCGCACCGTCGGCGCAACATGGTGCCTCTGAGTCCCAATCGCCGTTACGCGGTGAACCAGGACGCGGAAGTGCAGATTCTGGCATTTGCCGGCAACATGACGTGCAGCGGCGCCCAGTTCCAGGGCCGTGTCACGTTCACCTCGTAAGGAGCAGCCATGACTTACAAGCTGCTGGACACGATTGGCTATCCGCCGATCGAGCAGGTGCCGTCTGCCGCCCCGAGCGCGCTCAATCAGCTGCCCATCCTTCCGGGTATGCTGCTTGCCGGCGTGGATCCGGTGTATGGCGGCGGTGAGTTCATCTGGGGTCGTGCGAGCGCTGGCATCCGCCAGTTCGGTCTCGTCACGCTGCTGCCGGTGTGGGACTCCACCACTCGGACTTTCACGTACAACGCCACCGAAGTCGCCAACACGGCGAACCTCGGCCAGACGTTGGCCGTGGCTCAGTCCGTGATGACCACCGGCCAGTACGGATGGTTCCAGGTGCAGGGTGTCACGCCGATCTCCGCGCAGGCAACTGTCGCGGCGGGCGCCAGCATCGGCATCGGTGCCGCCGGCCAAGTCGGTGCGGTCGCTGCTGGGAAGCAGGTGCTGAACGCCGTGTCTGTCGCCGCATCGACCTTTGCGGTCGTCAAGGTCGGCACGGGTGACAACGGGTCCACTCGGATCAACGTCCCCAACACCGATGGGCTGTTCCTCGGGATGGCGCTGTCGGGCACTGGCGTCGGCGCGGGTGTGATCTCGTTCATCGACCCGATGGGCTCGTACATCCTGAACTCGGTGGCCAACTCGGCTGCAGTCGCAGGGAACGTCACGGGCACGGCAACCGGGTACATCGTGGCTGCCATCAATCGGCCGTTCGCTCAGGGGGCCATCACCTAAGAGCGCGGGGGCGGCGCAACGCCGCCCCTCTTTCAAGAGTGCCCAGGGTGGGCACTCCTTAAAGAGGGATAAGTCATGTTGGAAGAACTCGAGTACGACCACAACATCTACCACAACCACGAGGCGGACAAGAATCTTGCAGTTCGCTTCTATCTGTTCCCGTTGCGCGACGATGAAGCATCGTTGCGTGAGAAGCGGCCCATCTTCGTGGACACGGAATTCATCGAGATCCGTGTGCGCGGCGACCGCAACAACATCCAGCAGCGCCCCGTGCGCGAGGGAGATTCGCAGCGTTTCCGCGCCGCCTACCACGAGTTCAAGAGCGGCGAGGCGCAGGCCCTGCGTGGCACTCCGCTGAAGGAGTGGCCCAGCATGACGCTGTCGCTGATCGAGGAGCTCAAGTACCTGGGCTTTCACACGGTCGAACAGCTTGCCGAGGCCAATGACGGCGTGATGTCCAAGGTGCCGGGTCTGGCTCTGTATAAGCAGAAGGCCAAGACGTTTCTGGAATTCACCAAGGGCTTGCCCGCCATCGATCGCATCCACGCTGACTTGGAAGACGAGAAGCTGAAGCGCCAAGCTGCCGAGAAGAACGTGGCAGATTTGGTTGCTGCCGTGCAGCGGCTCGAGAACCAAGTCGAAGCGCTCAAGGGGAAGAAGTAAATGTCTGCGTCCCAGCTTCGGTCCACAGGGTTGACTCTCGTAACTCAGCTCATGAAGAGCATGGGCATGACTGCGCCGACGACCATTGCTGGGGCCACCGACAAGCAGGCCGTCCAGTTCTGGGAACTGGCGACCGAGGCTGGGCAACTGCTGATGGGCGATTACAAGTGGCAGTTTCTCAGCCGTGAGATGACCATTACCACGGTGCCGTCCCAAGCGGAATACGACTTGCCGGACGACTTCGACGGATTCGTTGCCGACTCAGGGTGGAACCACACGACGCGCCTGCCCACGCTGGGAAGTCTGGAGCAGTTCGAGTGGCAGATGCTCAAGGCACGGCTGGCCGCTGGCACGACGTTCACCATGATGTTCCGCATTCAGAATGACCAGGTGGTGTTCTACGCCACGCCATCGGAAGTGCAGACCATCGTGATGCCCTACCAATCTCGTGGGTGGGTGCAGGATGCTACCGATCCTCTGGTGTTCAAGGACAACCTCGAGGTTGACAACGACATAGTGCTGTTTGACCCGTTGCTGTTCAAGCTGGCGCTGAAGAAGGTGTGGTACGACGCGAAGCAATTCGACACCACGAAGGTGGACGCGCAGTACCAGAAGGCGCTGAACGCCATGAAGGCTACGGATTCGCCGGGTCGCACGCTGTCCCTCGCCGGGCAGGGTGACTTCCCGTACCTCGGTGTGATTAACATTCCCAATACTGGGTATGGAATCTAGATGGCCTCTAGCATCAAGACAATCCCCGCGCCCAATGGAGGATTGAATACCCGCGATGGCTATGCCAACATGCCGGAGACGGATGCCGTCGATCTGGTGAATTGGTTGCCCGATACAGGTGGCGTTCGCTGCCGACGTGGGTACAGTGAGTGGTTCACTGGGCTGGGCAATGCGCTGAAGTCTATCTTTGGCTACTTTGCCCCGAACACGACCTACCCTGGCGGCGGGTTTCTGGTCACCCCCACGACCATGCCGGGAGAACTGTTCGCGGCCACGGACGACGCCATCTACGATACCACCACGTCGGGGTCAATTCCTGTTGCGGTGCAGGCGTTATCCGGCGGTGACAATGCTGGCTGGTTCTCCACGGTACAGATGACGAACTCTGCCGGCAGTTTTCTGTTGGCTGTGAGTGAAACCGATGGCTACTTCACTTACGACGGAACGACCTGGGTCAAGGTCACGCTGGGCGGTGGCGCCAATCAGGTCAGTGGTGTGGACCCTACGACGTTTGTTCATGTTACGACGTGGAAGAAGCGTGCGTGGTTCGTCATTGAAGAGTCTACCAAGGCAGCTTATCTCGCTACTGATTCACTGTACGGTGCGGCTGCCGTTTTCGATTTTGGTTCTGTATTCAAGCGTGGTGGCCGACTTTCTTATCTCGCGAATTGGACGATCGACGCGGGCGAGGGCATTGACGACTTCCTGGT